CAGTTTGAGCGGCTGCGCTGGGACAAGGGCCGGCCGGAGACGGCGGCTTATGTCTGTGCCGAGTGCGAGGTGCCGATCGAGGAGCGGCACAAGACGTGGATGCTGGGCGCGGGAGAGTGGCGGCCAACTGCGGAAGCAGAGGCGGCGCACGTCGTCGGGTTTCATATTTCGTCGCTCTACTCGCCGGTAGGCTGGCTGTCCTGGGAGCAGATCGCGCGGGATTGGGAAGCGGCGCAGGGTAAGGATCAGGCGCTCAAGACGTTCAAGAACACCGTTCTTGGGCTCACTTGGCAGGAGCAAGGCGACGCGCCGGAGTGGGAACGCCTCGCCGAGCGCCGCGAAGATTACCGCCTCGGCACGGTGCCGGAAGCTGCGGCGGTGCTCACCGCCGGCGTGGACGTGCAGGACGATCGGCTGGAGTGCGACGTGTGGGCGTGGGGCGAGGGCTTTTCGTCCTGGCTTGTGGATCACGTCAGCATCGCTGGCAGTCCGCGTGAGGCCGAGACATGGACGCGCCTGTCCGAAATCCTGAACCGCGCATGGCCGCGCCAGGGCGGCGGACTGGTGCGGATCGGCCGGGCCTGCGTCGACACCGGCGGCCGGGACACGGCGGCCGTCTATGGCCACCTGCGCGGCTTGGCTGACAGCCGGATCGCGCCGGTCAAGGGTGTGGAAGGCTGGAACAAGGCGGCGCCGGTGCAAGGCCCGACGCCGGTGGACGCGCAGGTGAACGGCAGGAAGCTGCGCCGCGGCCTCAAGCTGTGGACGGTGAGCGTATCGACGTGGAAGGCCGATCTCTACCGGCGCCTCTGGCTCAAGCGCACCGAGAGCGAGGAATACCCGCGCGGCTGGGTGCATCTGCCGCAGGGTGTTGAGATTGAGTGGGTCAAGCAGCTCGTCGCCGAGCAGCTTCGCACCGTGACGGATCGCCGCGGCTTCCAGCGCCAGGAATGGGCGAAGCTGCGCGACAGGAACGAGGCGCTGGACTGCGCTGTCTACGCGCGCGCGGCGCTGTGGCTGATGGGTGCGGATCGCTACGGCGATCGCTTCTGGCGCCAGGCGGCGGACGCGATCGAGCCGGAGCATGTGCCGGTGGCCGTGACGGTGCCGCCAACGGCGCCGGCCGTGACGGCGCCGCCTGCGGTGCGGTTCCGCGATAGCAACTGGATCAGACGATAGGGAGGGCTGCATGGCGTGGACTGCTTCGCAGCTCGCGGCGCTGGAGGATTCGATCGCCACCGGCACCACCCGCGTCACACACGACGGCAAGACGGTAGAGTATCGCTCGCTGGCTGAGATGATCCAGGTGCGGAACCTGATGCGCGCCGAGATGGCATCGTCTGCTGCCGGCCCGCGCTCCACGCTTGTGCGCTTTAATCGGGGCTGGTGATGGGCCTGTTCTCCTGGCTCGGCTTCGGCGCCAAGCGCAGCTACGCGGCGGCGGTGAACACGCGCAACACGACGTGGCGTGACAGCGGCCTGTCTGCCACGTCCGAGGTAGGCGCGGCTGCGCTCACTGTGGCGCGGCGGGCGCGCGAGGCGGTGCGCAACAACCCATACGGCGCGCGCATCGTGGACTTGTGGGCCGGCAACGTCGTCGGGCCTGGGATCACGACGACGTGGCGCGACGCGCCGCACGCCGACGCCTGGCGCAAGTGGGCGACGGGCCTGGACTGCGACGCGGAAGGCCACCTGAACTACGCGGCCATGCAGGCGCTGATCATGCGCGGCGTGGTCGAAAGCGGCGAGGTGTTCATTCGCTTCCTGTATGGCCCGGTGTCTCCGGCCAACCCGGTGGGGCTGCGACTGGCGGTGCTGGAAAGCGATTTCCTGGACACCACGAAGAACGGCATCCTGGCCGGCGAGCGGACGGTGCAGGGCATTGGCCTGGACGCGGACGGCCGGCCGGTGGCCTACTGGCTGTATCGCGAGCACCCTGGCAACGCCTACCTCCTGGGCGCTCGATCGCTGGAGAGCGTGCGCGTGCCGGCGACGGACGTCATGCACGTCTACCGAAAGCGCCGGCCGGGCCAGTTGCGCGACGTGTCGTGGCTGGCGCCGGTGCTGATGCACTTGCGCGATCTGGCGGAATACGAAAGCGCGCTGCTGCAGAAAGCCAAGATCGAGGCGTGCCTTGCCGGCGCGGTCACTGACGACACTGAGGGCGTGATCGGCTCGGCTGGCGGTGAAGGTGCCGGCGCGGATGGACTGTTCCGCGATGCGCGCGGCAACGTGGTGGAGACGCTGGAGCCGGGCCTGTTGCTCTACCGCCGCACGAACGGCGCCGGCTCGTCTTTCGAGGCGATCAACCCGTCCTCCAGCGGCGCGCATGTGAGCCTCGCCAAGCGTGCGCTGGAAGCCGCGGCTGTCGGCACCGGCCTCACCTACGATCAGGTGTCCGGCGATCTGACGCAGGCCAACTACTCCAGCCTGCGCGCGGGCAAGATTGAGTTCCGCCGGCTGTGCGAGCAGATCCAATACGGGATGATGATCCCGATGTTGGTGGCGCGCACCGCCGCACGGTTCCACCAGCAAGGCGCCATGTTGGGCCTGTGGCCTGCCGACATGCCGGAGGGCGTCGAGCACGTCCCGCCGCCGCATGAGATGATTGATCCGCTGAAGGACACGAACGCGCTCATCGCCCAGGTGCGCGCCGGCTTCGTGCCGCAGTCCGAGGCGGTGGCGAGCTTCGGCAACACCATGGCCGAGATGGTCGAACGCTACCGCACCGACAACGCGATGCTGGATGACGCCGGGATTGCGCTCGACACCGATCCGCGCCGTGTCGCCAAGTCCGGCACGGCGCAGGACGCGGCGCAGCTCGCCGCGATCGAGATCGCGGCGACGGGTGCGGCGCTGCCGCAGACGCCGGCCTAACGGAGTTTCCGAACATGACCGACGAAACCAGCGACGCCGCTCCGGCTGTCGTGACGGCGGCGCGCGCCCTGGCCGCGCCCATGACGATCGACGCCGAGGCCCGCACCGTTGACGTGGTGTGGAGCACTGGCGCGCGCGCTCCGAACTACGTGCCGCCGCTGGGCCAGATCATGGAAGAACTGGACATGAGCGGCAACGCCGTGCGGATGGCGCGTCTCGCCTCCGGCCAGGCGCCGCTGCTGGACAGCCACAGCCACTACTCGGCGTCGTCGGTGATCGGCCGCGTGCTGTCTGCCAGCGTGTCCGGCGGGCGCGGCGTGGCAAAGATCCAGATTTCCCGCGCGCCGGACGTCGAACCGATCTGGCGCCGGTTGGAGGAAGGCACGCTCCGCAACGTGAGCGTGGGCTACCGCGTGTTCCGCTACGAGCCGATCCAGGCGGACGGCCAGACAATCCACCGCGCCGTGGATTGGGAACCCTACGAAATTTCTCTGGTCGCGGTCCCTGTGGACGCCGCGGCCGGTGTGCGCGGTGAGGCTTCGGCCATCCGCGCGACTGCGCTGGAGCCGGACATTCTGGCCGAGGCGCTTCCCGTCCCTGAAATCACGGAGTCTGTCATGACCACCGAGAACCACGCGGCGGACTCTGTGCCCGCCGCCGATGCTACCCGCGCCACCCAGGATGCCGTCACTGCCGAACGGTCCCGCATGGCGTCCCTGACGCCTGTCGTGACTGCCGCGCGTGGCCGCGTGCCGCAGCAGGCGCTGGATGACCTGCATGTCCGCGCGCAGTCCGAAGGCTGGACGGCCGAGGCCCTGCGCGCGGCCCTGTGGGACGCCGCCGTCGCCAGCGCGCAGCCCGCCAGCGTGCCGGCTGCGCCGGCCGCGCAGCGCGGCGAATCCAACGACGATCCGACCGTCATGGCCCGCGCCATGGGCCACGCGCTCGCCGTGCGCGCCATGCCGTCGCTCGCCACCGACGCTGCGATCGACCCGCGGTTCCGCGAGTTCGCCTCGCTGCGTCCGTCCGACATGCTGATGGAGCTGGCGGCGGCCCGTGGCGAGCGTGTCAGCCCGCGCGATCGCCTGCGCCTCATTGAGCGCAGCTTCCACACGTCGAGCGACTTCCCGCTGCTGCTGGAAGCCGCCGGCAACAAGATGCTGGAGGCCGGTTTCACCGCGGCGGCGCCGAGCTATCGCCAGTTTTTCGCCCAGCGCGCTTTCAATGACTTCAAGGCGCACAAGTTCTTGACTGCGGGGGACATGCCGGCGCTGGTGAAGCTGGAAGAAGGCGGCTCCATCAAGGCCGGCACCATCTCGGAGAAGCGTGAAACCATCACACCTGACACCTACGCGCGCCAGGTGCGGATCACCCGTCAGGCGCTGATCAACGACGATCTCGGTGCCTTCACCGATTTCGGCGCGATGATCGGCCGCCGCGTGGCGGATCTTGAGAACGCGCTGGCCTATGCGCTGGTGAACACCGCCAACGGTGACGGCCCCACGCTGGCCACTGGCAACGCGGCCGTGTTCGGCACCGGCGCCAGCCGCGCCAACAAGGCCAGCAGCGGCGGCGCGATCAGCGAGGCCACTCTGGATGCCGGCTACGCCTCGATGATGGCGCAGACGAGCCTGGACGGGATCAAGCTGAACCTCACGCCTGCCATCCTGCTCACCGGCGCGGCCTACCGTGGCGCGGCCATCCGCTACACGACCCGCATCACCGCGGATCAGGGCGCCAACGTGGGCCTGTATGCCGGCCTGTCGCCGGTGTCGGACGCGAACATCGTCGGCAACCGCTGGTATCTGTTCGCCTCGCCCTCTGCCGCGCCCGTCTACGTCTACGGCTACGTGAACGGCCAGACGGCGCCGCAGGTGCGAGTGCATCAGTATGTGCCGGGCACCGATGGCGTGGCCGTCGAGGTGGTGCATGACTTCGCCGTGGGTGCGATCGGGCACCAGGGCGGCTATTTCAACGCCGGCGCCTGATAGCGCGAACAGGAGGCAGTAACATGGCTACTAACTTCGTGCAGGGCGCGGTGGACACCTTCCAGGTGGCCGCGCCTCACGCCGTCGTGTCCGGTCGCGTCGTCGTGGTCGGCACCAACCTGTTTGGCGTGGCCCTCTCCAACGCCGACAGCGCCGCCGCGGTGGCGCTGTCTCGCGGTGGCGTGTGGTCCTTCGCCAAGCCGAACGCCGTCAGCACCAGCGCCGCCGCTGGCGCCTCGGCCTACTGGGACAACACCAACAGCCAGATCACGCTGTCGGCCACGTCCAACACCAAGATCGGCGTGTTTGCGGCGGCGGTGTCCAACACCGACACCACCGCGACCGTCATCCTCAACAACGCCGCGCTCTGATCCGTGGCAGTAGCAGACACCGCACCGGCCGTTCATCTGTTTCGCCAGCCGGCGGGGCTGATGATCGGTGCGCCTATGTATGGCGGTGTCTGCTACGACAACTTTCTGCTGGGCGTCTTTGATCTTCAGCGCGAATGCTACGACCGGAAGATCCCGCTTTCGCTGCACACCATCCGCAACGAGAGCCTGATCCCGCGCGCACGCAACCGCGTGTTGGCGGACTTCCTTGAGAGCCACTGTTCGCACCTAGTGTTTATCGACTCTGATATAGGCTTCACCGGCCGCGACGTGCTGCGGCTGGTGGCGCACGACAAGGCGCTGATCGGCGCCACCTACGCGAAGAAAAACCGCGAACGCTATGATCCCGCTTTCGTGCCAATGCCGCACGGCGTCACCGTGACAAAGTCTGAGCTGGTCGAGGTGCAATGCCTCCCCGGCGGCTTCATGTGCATCTCGCGCGACATGGCGCAGCGCATGGCTGGCGCGTATCGGGAACTCTGGTATCGCGACGGCAACACGGTAGAGCGGCGAGTGCTGGACCTGTTCGGCACCTACACCGACGACGAGACGCGCCAGTATTGGAGCGAGGATTACGCTTTCTGCCAGCGGTGGCGCGCCATCGGCGGCGACGTGTGGCTCGATCCGAACATCCTGCTCACTCACAACGGCACGACGGTGTTTGACGGCGATCCGCGCTCCGTGTTCGTCAACCCGCCGGAACCGGCCAAGGCGAAGGCGCGCGGCAAATGACAGCTTTCGCTGTGGCGCGCGCCACCCTCCACGCCGACCCCAACATGGCCGAGCCCGCCAGCTACCGCCGGCCGCCGTGGCCATGGGCATCGGCCCGCATCATCCGCACCGCGCCGAACGAGATCATGGGCGGCCTCGGCGGCCCTGGCGCACGTGCCGGCTACCTCTACGCCGACGTGCTCACCGCGGCGCTGGCCTACACGCCGCAGCGCGGCGACGAGGTGAAGCTGGGC